GAAGTAGTTTTTACATTCGGTCGGTTTAATCCTCCAACAACAGGCCACGAAAAGTTACTAGCTAAAGTAGCTTCTATTGCGTCAGGCAATAACTACCGAGTCTATGCTTCCCAATCCTCCGATCCCAAAAAGAATCCCCTCGATTATACAACTAAAATTAAGACCATGCGCAAAATGTTTCCAAAACATGGCCGAAATATTATTCTAGATAAGAATGTTAAGAATGCCCTAGAGGTATTAACCCAGCTATACGATCAAGGGTTTACTAAGGTAACAATGGTTGTTGGGTCTGATCGAGTAAACGAGTTCTCGGCATTAGCCAATAAGTATAATGGTGCAAAGCTTCGTCATGGATTTTATAACTTTGAAGGTGGGGTAAACGTTGTATCTGCAGGCGAAAGAGATCCTGATGCAGAAGGTGTCGAAGGTATGTCAGCCTCTAAGATGCGTCAAGCAGCAGTAGATAATGACTTTACTTCTTTCTCTAAAGGCTTACCTACCTCTTTTAAAGGCGGTAAAGATCTATTTAATACCATTCGTAAAGGAATGGGTATTAAAGAAGCAGCAGATTATCAAAGGCATATTCAACTAGAAACCGTTTCAGAAGAGCGCGAAGCATACGTTAAAGGCGATCTTTTTGCAGTTGGTGATTCAGTTATTATTACTGAATCAGATGAGGTTGGCGAAATAACAGTCCTTGGCGCTAACTACGTTATTGTAGAAATGGCAAATGGCAAAAAACTACGCAAATGGTTATCTTCTGTAGACCTTATTGAATCAGCCCAGACGGATATAGATGAAGACTGGTTTACTACCTTAATCGGCAAATACACAAATGCTAAAGGTTATAAGATAGCATCAGAGATCCTCCAAAAAATTGTCGACCGCAAGAAAAAAGAAGGGCCACTTCGACACGATATTAACTGGTACGCTGCTAAGGTAGCTGATCAGGTTAGCGGTGTAGATGCTCGTACTCTTGGTAAGATGGTTACTGAAAAGACTCGTAAGGTTATCCAAGATCCTGATATCGAAGATCGGGAGGGGTCACAGACTAAGAGATTCTTTACAGGACTAAAAAAATCTACAAAGGTTGATCGTGACAGGGAATTCCAAAAAAGAAAAGATCTAGATGACGATGATCCAGCTGGATATAAACCAATTCCTGGAGATGCCAAATCCAAGACTAAACCTTCTCAGCATACCAAAAAGTTTAAAGATATGTTTGGAGAAGATAGCATTGAAGAAAAAAGCTCTGTAGAAACTACCCTACGTAAAAAAGCAGACCAGTCTGGTATGCCATATGGTATTCTTAAGCAAGTATACAATCGTGGCTTAGCAGCATGGAAGGTAGGACATAGACCAGGAGCAACCCCAGCACAATGGGGAATGGCTCGAGTAAACGCATTTGCAACCAAAGGGGAAAAGACTTGGGGCAAGTATGATTCAGATCTAGCAGATAAAGTGAGGCAAGGAAAAAGCAAATGAAGCACCTTAACGATTTAAGAGAAGCAGTTAAGCCTGAAGATCAAGGCGAATACGACAACGAAGGTGGTATGGCTAAGACACAGCTTCGTGGTATTCTTCGAGATGCTGGTCATATGGTTGAAATGTTCTCAGACGAACAGAATCTACCAGAATGGGTTCAGAATAAGATTACTAAGTCTGCAGATTATCTTCAATCGGCACATGCCTATATGATGAATAAGGATGATGAATCTGTTGCTGAATCGTTTAAGCCTCACATGATGTATGATCCAGAAACTGGTAAAGCATATAAGGCTGAAAAAGAAGAAGATCATCTTCGAATGAAAAAGCTGGGTTATACCCATGAAAAGCCCGAAGTTAAAGAAGCTGCTCCCAAAGTAAAGGCAAGAAGCTTTACTCCTGGCATGTACAAAGTAAAATTTAACGGTGACGTTACTACTGTTAAAGCTAAAGATTCAGATGATGCTCTTAAGAAGGCCATGAAAGATCTTGGTATTTCTTCTTTTAACAAGAGCAAGTACATGAAGACCGCTTCTGCTATTGAGGAGTCTCTTGACGAAGCAAGTCTCAGAACAAAGATTGCTAAGAGCGGTGGTGTTGCTGATAAGATCCGTGACTATGGTCGCAAGAGTGGTGGAATAGATAAAGCAGCATTTCTTAAGATTGCTGCTATGATCGATGGTTCTGAATCAAATGCAAAGATTCAATCTGCTCTACAGAAGATGGATACAGATCCAAGAGATTGGGTTATTAAAACTCTAGACGACAGCGGATTCATTAAAGGCGGTAAAGTTCGAGTAACAGAGTCAGCAGACCTAGACGAAGATGTGGATTTCCATGTTCGTATGGATTACCTAAAAGATGCAGATGCAAAGAAAGTTGCTGCTGTCTTACAAAAAGCAGTAAAAGGTAAAACTATCCAGTTTAAAAACGAAACAGATAAAGGAGCAACGTTTTCTGCTAAATCAAGCTCTGACGTTACAAGAATTACTAAAGATATAGCTAAGATATCAAGAGCAGCTAATATAGAGATCATGGAGAAATTAGAAGTTTCAGATGGTCTCGATGCATGGGTCAAAGAATTCCAGGCGTCAGATGCACCACAGTTTCAAGATCAAGACAAAGAAGAAATTCGCAATATGGCAATTGCAGCTTACCTAGCAGCTAAGCGTAGAGCAAAGGGTAGCACTGATACTAAGGAGTCTACTAAAGCTTACGGTAAGTCTATGGATGATATTAAAAAGAAAAACATCTCAAAAAAAGATAAAGACAAGCTGAAGAAATTAGCGGACCTAATGAAAAAATAATGATATCATTTAATCAGTACCAAAAAGACCCTGTTGTTAATTTAGACTACCATCTAGACAACAATATACCTTTGCATGAAAACGTATTTCGTGTAGGATCCGAATCATACTATGACCTTTTTAATGAAGCTCGTCGACGAGCGGCAACAGGCACATATTTGCCTGAGGGTATCGATAAGGTATTGTTAGAGACAGATATTGGGCAGTATGACATGTATGAGGGTAATCATATACCCCTAGACTGCCCAATGATAGAAGAAGAAAAAGATGTAGAGCTTAACCAGCCTAAAAGAGGCGGTAGTAAAAAGTTTTATGTCTATGTAAAGAATGATAAAGGCAATGTTATTAAGGTTTCTTTTGGTCAACCTGGTATGTCTGTTAATATAGATGATCCTGATGCTAGGAAATCTTTTGCAGCTAGACATCAGTGTGACCAGAAAAAAGATAAGACCAAGGCCGGTTATTGGTCTTGTAGATTACCATATTATGCTAAGCAACTCGGTTTATCAGGAGGTGGAAATTTCTTTTGGTAAAACCATATAAGCAGAATGGTGACATTAGAACTTTTTCCTCTAAAATATCTGAATCTGAGCTAGTTTGGCACAGGGACAAAGAAGATAGATTAGTGGAGGTACTAGAAGGGTTCGGATGGAAATTCCAATATGATGACTGTTTACCATTTGAGTTAATTTTAAATGATAAAGTACTCATTGAAAAAATGAGATATCACAGAATACTGAAAGGTATTACTGACTTAAAAATTAAAATAGTAAGGTAGGGTATTGGAATGGCAGCAAGAAAACCCACAGCTGATTTACAGTTGAAAGAACATATTGCTAACGAAAGTAGTAGACTAGATCGTATAGAAAGCAAGATTGATAAGCTTGCCGAAACAATGATTTCTTTGGCAAGAGCAGAGGAAAAACTCATTAGCTTAGATTCAGATCGCTTTCAGATGAACGAAAGACTCAATAGGCATTCAGAAAAGCTTGATACAGTCGAAGTAAAAGTAGAAAAAAATACTATTACCTTATCTGTTATAACTAAGATATTCTGGATAAGTCTTACAGCAATTGCCGGCGCTGCAGCTGTGCAATATTTAATGGTAGGTTAAGGAGATAAAATGAACAATTATAAAGATAATCCAATAGCTGCAGCATACGTAGCTATGAATGAAAAGAAAGTAGTAGAGCGCGCATCTTGGGTACCTGAAGAGATTACTGATGAGGGTGCTGCTGAGTTTATGGGTGCTGCTGCAAACGCTGCTAAAAAAGGCGACAAGACCTTTAAGTTTGGCGATAAAGAATATAAGGTCACTATGAAGAAAGACACCGTTGATGCTATTACTAAGAAAGAATCAGTAGAAGAAGTAGAAGAAGTAGCTGAGCCAGAAGCAAAGGGTGAAAAAGACTTTAAAGATATGCATACAAAGAACACCAAGAAGTCTGGCGAAAAAGACGACGGTACAGTTGTTAAAGAAGATGGAGAAGTTAGCGAAGTCTCCAGTAAAACCCTAGCAAATTATATTAAAAAATCAAGTAAAGACGCTGACGTACAAGATAGAAGATCCCGCGGATCGCATAGCATGCCTGATGTCAATAAAGACGCTAAGCGGCGGGGCTCTTCGCGAAGAGCGGGTATGAATGTGGCAATTAAAAAGCTTGTCAATAAAGAAGCAGACAAGAATATTGAAAAAAAGAGAGTTAAAAGACCTTCTAGCTATCCTAAAGAAGAAACTAAGTAGGTAATAAGGAGTAACAAATGAAAAAGACAGGTTATTTAAAAGATTCAATTGCAAAGGCAGATGGTTATTTCTCTGCTAAAGGCGAAAAGCTAAAGGGTGGAACACTTACTCAAGCTCAGCAAGATGCCTGGAACGATGTTGTTAAGAAAAAAGAAGTAAAGGTCGAAGTCGAAGAAGTTGTTGAAACGGTCGCCGAAGAGCCTGAAGTTTCTTTTTTTAAGAAAAAGAAGAAGTAATATCTTTAATAAATAAAGTTAATAATACTTTATTTTATTAAGGATAACCATGAAGCTTTTTGAAACTTTGAATGATGATAATTTTCTTCTGTATGCTGCACACAATTATACCAATAACCAATGTGTAGATGCAGAAGAATTTTATGATGACCTAAATAGGTTTAAGTATATTAAAAGGCTTATAAGCCGATATGAGCAAACAGGTGATATTCAGGAAAGATTACTTATTAATCACATTGTAATTATCTTTAACCTGTTTGGTATTGAAGCAGCTAAAAGAATGATGTGGTATAAGATTAAAGAAGATCATTGGGATATTATTAAGCCAGTACTTCTTTATCTAAATTATATAACAGAATCAGAAAAAATAGAAACAGGACTAGATCCTTTAATTGTTGAGAGACTGAGAAACGTATGAGCATTATATCAAGAACAGGTGATTTGTTTTATGCTTATAGATTCATTAAGCTTCTTGTTACCTCGTGGGAAAAGACCGACGCATTTAAGCTTGGTATTGTTGACGAAGACGGTAAAATACTTAAAAAATCGTCCCAGCTTAAAACCTCTGACGAAAAGTCTGCATATACTGTATTCCATCGTCTCGTGTTTAATATTAAACGTCTGCTTAATAAACTTCCATTCGGAAAAAGCAAATTAGCATCTTGGGCAACTGCTCTTTTCTTAATTAAAGAAGAGACTGGTATGTCAGAAGAAGCTATGAAAAAAGTACTAAAGAAGATGGATGTTGATTTTGACGATACACTGTTTGAATCAACTTGGTACATGGAAAACACTGTATTACACCCTGGCGTATACACTCTTCAATACGAAGCTATATCTCCTAAGACCGGAGAGATAATCGGCTCAAAGAATAGCAAGATTTTAGTTCACGAGAACTGCACCCCTGTTGGGGAAGTCATAGGCTCACCTATATACGAAGTAACACATGTAAAGACAAAGCAAAAGATATTCGTAAATCCCGGAGAAATAAAAAGATGATCCCCTTTAAGGATTACGTAGAAGAAGAGGTTGCTGCTAACTCTGTTGCTGGAGGTGGTGTAGATCTTAGCCCGAACGGCATGCCTAAAAACGATAAAAGAAAAAAGAATAGCATTACGGCAATGTACCGTAGATCCTTAGGTCTTGGCCATATTAATGGCATTATAGAAAGGAGAAAAAAAGCTAGTGCTTAAACTTTACGCATTTCTTTTTATCTTTGGTATTATAGGTGGTGCTATCTTTGGGGCTAAGTACTATTATGATTCCACCCAAGCTACCATCCAAAGGTTATCAGCAGAAAAAGCAATACTGGATACTGCATTAGAGCAACAGACAGCTTCTATAAACGCAATGCAGGAACAGATGGAGAGACAGAACGAATTGAACACTGAGCTTCAGGCAAATCTTCAAGAAGCGAATTCAGGATTAAATGAGATGAGAAGCAAGTTTGCTCGTCATGATTTAACAAGATTAGCTATAGCAAAGCCTGGATTAATACAGACAAGAATAAACAATGGTACTGATGAGGTATTTAGAGAAATTGAAGAAAATACAAACAATAAGCCTGTTAATACTATCGAGCCTGTTGCTGAGCAGCTGTAGTCTACTTGGATTTAACAAACCTGATCCAGAACCACGTATAGTAACAGTTACAAAGATTGAATATCCAATCATTAATACCCCAGCTCGTCCTGAGCCAGTAGGACTAGACGACGTTAAGTTCTATGTTGTTACCCCAGATACTTTAGACGAATTTCTAGAAGAATTCGAAAAAGACAATGGTCAAATTGTCTTTGTTGCTACAAGTGTACCAAGCTACGAAAATCTATCTATAAACCTACAAGAGTTACGTAGGTATATATTACAGCAAAAGGAAATTATTCTATATTATGAAAAAGCTGTAGACTTTGAAAAAAAAGATGAATTACCTGCAGAATAGGGGTTTACGAAACCCCCGATTATAATATATAATAGTACTCTATTAAAAAAACATGAGCGGGATATACGAATGGCAAAAACAGAATACATGGGTATTCAGATAGATTACTCGCGCGACGAACTATTTGATAAGTTAGGTAAGCAAAGACTACAAGAAAGTTACATGAAGGAGGATGAAGAATCACCGCAAGAACGCTTTGCATTTGTTAGCTCTGCATTCGCATCTAATCCAGAACACGCTCAAAGATTATACGATTATTCAAGCAAGCATTGGCTATCATATTCTACGCCAATACTATCTTTTGGTCGCTCATCTAAAGGTATGCCTATATCCTGTTTTCTTAACTATATTAACGATACAGCAGAGGGATTAGTTGAAAACTTATCTGAAACAAATTGGCTTTCTATGCTTGGCGGTGGCGTTGGGATTGGTTTTGGTATCCGTTCCTCTGATGATAAGTCTGTGGGTGTTATGCCTCATCTCAAGACTTACGATTCATCGTGCCTCGCATATCGCCAAGGTCGCACTCGACGGGGCTCTTACGCTACTTATCTTGACATATCTCACCCAGACGTGGTAATGTTCCTTGAGATGCGAAAGCCTACTGGTGATCCAAACGTTCGTTGTTTGAATCTGCATCACGGCATTAACATCTCTGACAGGTTTATGGAAATTGTTGAGCGAGCCATGACAGATCCGGAGGCTGACGATGGTTGGAATCTGGTTGATCCGCACTCTGGCCAGATTAAAGATACCGTATCAGCTAAAGCTTTGTGGCAAAAGATTATTGAATTGCGTATGGAAACTGGCGAACCATATATTCATTATATCGATACTTCTAATCGCCATCTTCCGCAATTCCAAAAGGATATGGGACTTAAGGTTCATCAGTCTAATCTTTGTTCAGAAATCATACTTGCCACAAACGAAGAAAGAACCGCTGTTTGTTGTCTGTCTTCCGTAAACCTAGAGCATTATGATTCCTGGAGTAAGAATGGATTATTCCTTAAAGATATGGCAGAAATGCTTGATAATGTTCTTCAGTACTTTATAGATAATGCACCTGATCAGGTATCCCGCGCTAAGTTCTCTGCTTCGAGAGAAAGAAGTATTGGTGTTGGAGCCTTAGGCTTCCATGCATACCTACAAAGTAAAAACATGCCATGGGAAAGTGCCATGGCAACCGGTGCTAACATAAGAATGTTTAAGCACATTAGGAGTAAATTAGATGAAGCAAATCTCGAAATTGGTAAAGCCCGTGGAGAAGCACCAGACGCAGCCGGAACAGGACAGAGATTTAGCCACGTTATGGCTGTTGCTCCTAATGCCTCTAGCTCTATTATCATGGGGAACACTAGTCCTTCTATTGAGCCTTTTCGAGCTAACGCGTATCGGCAAGATACGCTATCTGGATCCCATCTTAACAAAAATAAACACCTGGTTAGAGTCTTAGAGGGTAAGATCGAAGATAAGAAAACAAAGTTAAGTATGGATGAGATCTGGTCTTCGATCATTTCAAGTGATGGATCAGTTCAGCATCTAACTTTTTTAGACCAATGGGAAAAGGACGTATTTAAGACTGCTATGGAAATTGATCAAAGATGGATAATCGATCATGCTTCTAAGCGCCAGGAATATATTGATCAGGCACAATCCTTAAATTTATTCTTTCGACCTGATTCTAACATTAAGTATATCCATGCAGCTCATTATCTTGCATGGAAGCAGGGGCTTAAATCGTTATACTATTGCAGATCTGAAAAGCTAGGTAAAGCGGATAGAGTATCAAACAAAATAGAAAGACAGATTATTAAGGAACTAGATATGACAGCATTAGTAAACGACGAGCCTTGTCTCGCTTGTGAGGGTTAATAGATGTCACCCAAAACAAAGATAACCGACGAGCGCGCTTACTTTAAACCATTTAACTATGCTTGGGCATATGACGCATGGCTTAAGCATGAGCAAAGCCATTGGTTACATACAGAAGTACCTATGTCAGAAGACGTTAAAGACTGGCAGACAAAGGTGAGTGATGGAGAGAAAGGATTCTTAACAAACATCTTTCGTTTCTTTACACAGGGTGATATCGATGTAGCTGGTGGCTATGTTAACAACTACCTCCCGCACTTTCCCCAGCCAGAAGTACGCATGATGCTAATGGGGTTTGCAGCCCGTGAGGCGCTCCATGTGGCCGCCTACAGCCATTTAATTGAAACTTTGGGTATGCCTGAGTCTACATACAACGAGTTCCTAGAATACGAAGCTATGGCCAATAAGCATGAGTACTTCTTGAACCTATCTAACGATACACAAGACAAGGGTACAATTGCTACTAACATTGCAGCCTTCTCAGCATTTACCGAAGGCATGCAACTGTTCTCTTCTTTTATTATGCTGCTTAACTTCCCCCGACATGGCAAGATGAAGGGTATGGGCCAGATCGTTACTTGGTCGATTGTTGATGAGACTATGCATGCCGAGAACATGATTAAGCTATTCCGAACCTATGTTGAGGAGAATCTGGAATTGTGGAATGACGATCTTAAAGGCAAGATCTATACCATTGCAGAAAGAATGGTAGAGCTTGAAGACAAGTTTATTGACCTTTCTTTTGCTATGGGAGATATGGAAAATCTAACACCTGAAGACGTTAAAAAGTATATTCGATACATCTGTGATCGACGTCTAATTAGCTTAGGTCTAAAAGGCATATTCAAGATTAAAAAGAACCCATTACTTTGGGTAGAAGAAATGATTAACGCTCCTACACATACTAACTTCTTTGAGAACAGAGCAACTGATTATGCCCGCGGGGCTACAACTGGAGATTGGAAAGATATTTGGGGGAGTGCATAGTGAAGATTACCTGTAGTTCGTGTAATTTAACATATAGAGTGATATCAGACGAGGCGGAATATGATGGTATTGATCCTGAATTCTGCCCATTTTGTTCAGAAGAAGTTTCAGAAGATCTAGATTTTAACGAGGAATAATGTTCTATAAATAGTTCATATAACACCTATATGAGCTAATTATGAACCAGTGGTTAATAGAAGAAAAGATATCAGGCTTACCGCCTAGGACAATATCATACGAACCGGAAGATTTAGATCCAAAGGTAATTTACGGTTTTGTATATTTAATTGAGAATCTAGAGACCGGAAGGAAGTACGTCGGTAAAAAGTTCTTCTGGTCAATGAAGTCCAAACAGGTAAAAGGAAAAAGGAAAAAATATAAAGCTGAATCAGATTGGAAAAAATATCACGGATCTTCTGGAGAGCTAACAGAAGACTTGGAAAAATACGGTAAAGATAAATTTAAAAGAACTATTCTACACCTCTGTAAAACAAAAGCTGAATGCGCATATATGGAGTTAAAAGAACAGATTGAAAGAGATGCTCTTCTTCGCGAAGACTATTATAATGGATGGATCCAAGTCCGTGTTCGTAAAGCCCACTTAAAGCATATACACAAATGACCGATAATGTTATACAGTTTCCGAAGCCTAAGCCTAAAAAAGAAACAAGAAGAGGCATAGCAACTGATATAGATGAAAATCTTTCAGGCCTTATGTCTGTTTCGGCAGATGCTCTTGATATGCTTGTTGCTTCTCTAGTAGAAGAAGGCTACGATCCTCTTAAAAGCCCTGAAATGATTATGGACCTAGGTATAATACTTAATGCCACTTATGCTATGCTTTTAAGGGATCAGGGAATATATCATGTTCTTCATGATCATATGGAAGAGATGCAAGGTACCCTAGAGGAACTAACCCGGATGATGAAAGCAAACAAAGATATATTCGATCCTGATGGGGAAAGATAATGGGCATAAAAAATTGGTGGTATACCCTAATAAAAGAAGAGTGGGAGCTTAAGATATCCGTTCCTGCCGCAGAGATAGAAATACTTGTAGACGGTACTCGTATTCAGCACACCATAGAAAAAACTTTTATGGTTAAAAAGATTATAAAAATAAAGCCTACCCAATTCATCTTTGTAGATACCGAAGACCACCGACAAGAAATTAACCTAATATCTCCCGTTTCATATAGCATAAAGAAAATCTATTAGGGGTTTACAACTCGTAATAAGTGTGATATAATGTATTATTAAATCGTTAAAAGTGAGTGACAGATGATTATCCTAGATTATAATGCTATTGCCATAGCTAACATTGTTGTACAAAGAATAGAGATTACAGAAGATATGATTCGTCATATGATACTTAATTCTATTCGGATGTATAATAAAAAGTTCCGTGACGAATACGGTCAAATGGTTATAGCAAATGACTCCTCTAATTGGCGCAAAGAAGCCTTTCCCCAATATAAAGCAGCCCGTAAAAGTAACAGAGAAGATTCTCCCCTCGATTGGCAAGAAATATTTAGAATCATTAATTTAGTCTTTGAAGAGATCGGGGATAACCTACCATACAAAACAGTTCGTGTAGAAGGCTGTGAAGCAGATGACGTCATAGGCCAATTAGTAGAAATGACCCAGGAATTTGGTCAGCATGACGAAGTTATGATTGTATCTGCAGATAAAGACTTTATCCAATTACAAAAGTATAACAACGTTAAGCAATTCTCCCCTATGACTAAGAAGTTTATTACCGATCCCAATCCTACCAATTATCTCTTTGAGCATATTCTCAAAGGTGATTCCGGAGATGGAGTACCTAATGTTCTTAGCCCTGATAATACTTTTACTGATAGTATTAGGCAATCGCCAATGACCAAGAAAAAGATTGCTGAATTCTCTGTGCCAGAAGAACAGCTTCCAGAGGTTATGGGAGAGGAGATATATAGAAACTACTGCCGTAATAAAACAATGATTGACCTAAACAATACTCCTACGGGATTAAAAGAAACAATCATTGATACTTACAATAAGCAAAAAACGGCACATCCATCTAAGGTACTAAACTACCTAATTAAAAAGCGTTGTAAGATGCTAATTGAATCAGCAGGGGAATTCCTATAATGGCTGCATATGTTTACGAAATATTAGAAAAAGCCTCAACGGCTAAAACAAAAGAGGAAAAGGTCCAGATCCTTAAGGATGGAAACTCTTTTGCTTTGCGAACAGTATTACAAGGTGGCATGGATTCTTCAATTGAATTCATTCTTCCTGAAGGTGCACCACCATATAGTTCAGAGGATGCTGGTAAGTGGGGATATACCCCTTCTTCTATACAAAGAGCAGCTAAGAAATTTAGATTCTTTGTTAAAGGAGGCCCTGGTGAAAAAATGAAAGCCGTTAAGCGGGAAAAGATGTTTATTGATCTGCTAGAGACCATGCATCCAAAAGAAGCTGAGCTACTGGTTCTAATGAAAGATAAAGGACTTATTAAAAAGACTGGAACAGCCCACTATAAGGGTGTTACTAAACAACTAGTCCTTGTGGCATTTCCGGACCTAATTAAAGAGTAAATTTTCATAAATATTATTATGAGTACAACATTTATCTCATAAACCGAAGGATCTAGTTTCTCTGAAGCTATGATCCTTTTTTACTTTTAAAACTACCAAAAGGAGAAATCTGAAAAAAACTTTCATCCAATTATAAACAAGCAATTAGAGGTACATCTATGTCTTATGGCCCACAAGTTGAGCGTTTGAAAAAAGATTCGAGAGAATTGGGATATTTTATGAGAAAGTTACAGAAATCCGGAAATACACAAAAGGCATATATTATACAAAAAAAGATGGAGTATTTAGACAGTAAAATCCAAGAGATGAAAGAGGATCTTCTTACCTTACACTAAGATAAGACGCTTTCCGAGTGGGATGGTG